AATCTTCAGGGCCAGGTCTTCGGAAGTGAAGGTAATATCGACACCAAACTGGGTGTCGAGCGTCACCGCGACCTGCGTTTCGGTCGCATCCTCAATACCGATTGCCGTACCCGTCCGACCCACGTAGCGCGGGGGTTTTCTGACGTTCAGGACCGTGCCAATCTTGGCACCCTCGACCCCGAACTTACTGTCGTATTGCCGATTGACGCCCTTGGTGAACGTCAAGTTATTCTCCAACACCATCAGGGCTTCCCTGGTGATCATGGAGATTGTGAGAAGTGTATTTGCCATCGTAGCTCTCGCTTGCTACGACGCCACCGCGTTATCGCCCAACGCCCTTCTGTCTGGCACGCCGGTACGATTGGTAATCCATCTGGTCAAGCGGCACCGTCGAAGCTGTCGCGCCCCCACCCACCGGCTTGATCGGTCGGGGTGCTTGGGTTACAGATGCCGCCGATGAGACCGGGCCGGTTTGAGCAGCCTCAATCCGCGCTTCTAATTTGCCCATCTCCCGAATCGCCACCATCGGCGGCAACGCCGCTATCCGGTCGCACTCCTCGGGAAACCGACAGAGGTGATACATCACCGCTGGTCCCATGTCAGAGTTCATCACTGAATCCTGCATGGGCGCAGTCATCGGCAGGTTCTTGCCCTGCTCGACGACGGCATCGAAATCGTCATGCTCCTGTCGGAAGGCGTCGATTCGCGCAGTGTGCGCAGCGACGGATTTTTCCCGGGCACGGTTAACGGACTCGCGTTCGATGCGCTCGCGGTCCGATGCGTCTCGCTCAGTGAGACGCAAATTCACCTTCCAGTCTACCAGAGCTTCCTGGAATTGTTCATAAGTTTCAAAATCATCCTGAGTAGGTCGCCCAGCACTGGGCGGCTGGGCAACATTCGGGCTCACATCTGGCTGTCGATAACGCGGAGCCACCTCGATCTTGTCTTCTCCTGGTGGTGTGGGAGCAATCGGCTTGACCGGGGGCGTGGGTGGACGCGCCACATTCGCTGCCGCACGAATCGCATCCAGTTCAGCTTGCAGGGTATCAGCCCGACTCTTCTCTGACGCCTTCTCCCGGGCCAACTGACTCGCCCGGTCCTTGTAGGACCGCCCACGACGACGCCGTTTCTTCGGTTTCTCCGCTGCCCCGTCATCATCTTCCTGTTTTTCGGCCTCCGCCACATCCGCAACTTCCCGTTCAGGCTCAACCTCCGGTTCCTCGGCAATCACATCAGGGGCAGGTTCCTCGCCCTCGCCAGCCGCGTCCAGGGTCTCTGCTGTCGCCGCCTCATCAGTGGCAACCTCTGGCTGCTGGTAGCGTGGGGCAACCGCCACGACAGACTCAGTCGCATCTAAGGGACGAGAATCGCCATCTGCTCCCTGCTGTGACGACGTGGCCTCTTGCGCGGCGGCTTCTACTTCAGCTTCGGTGTCGGTCGTACTCGCTACCCTCAGTGTCATACTGGCGTCCTTTGTGGTGGGGGGCCCTGTGGAGCCTGTGGCCCTGGTGATCCAGGCTGGGCTGGCGCGGCTTGCATCGCCTGACGCTCCGATTCAAGCATTCCCTCGTAGCGTGCCTCTGAGGCTTCCGACTGGCTGGTAATCCGACCAACCATCCCCTCCAGGCGCTTCACCTCGGTCTGTAAGATTTCAGAAGCTCGCTGCTGTTCGATCTTGGCGAGTGCCCGGGCATTCTCCCCCTCCTGCTTGAGGCCCTCTAGCTGAATCTTCGCCTGTAAATCACGTTCCTGGCTCGCCGCATCAGCGGCAATGTCCTGACGCTTGATTTCGACCTGTGCCTGCTGTTTAGCCTGGTCGGTCGCAAGCGCCTGCTGCGCCTGTTCGTAGGCTTGCGTTACCTGCTGGAGTTGTTGTTCCAGTTGCTGCAACTTGGCTTGCACCTCAGGCGGCATATTCTCCTGATTCGGGGCATCCTGGAGTTCTGGCGGCAGTAATTTCCGGAGACGCGCAGCCACCTTCTTCGATCCAGGCCAATCCATGTTCTCGGCCAGCAAATCCCCAATCTGTGGGAAGACGGCTGGATACGCCTGAATGAATTTGGTCAGGGCATCCGTCGCATCCTGACGACGGGTCTGGAAACTGGGCCCCACCGACACTGTCACGTCATACCGTCCGACGCCCACGTCATACATCCCCTCGACCCCGGGGGGTATCTGCTCCATCTGTTCCACACTCGGCTGATTCTGGGCCCCCGCAAAGACCATGACGTTCTTGACCTGTTCGTCAAGGCCGTTAATCCGCATCACCCGGGCGGTATCGTAGATTTTCGGCAATAAATCCACCACAATCCTGCCTACCTGCCGGACCGCTCGGGCCAGGTTGTCCAGATAATGGCTGTTCGCCATCTCATCCTGCTGCTGACGCGATCGAATCGCCTTGCCTGATTCCTGCGGACCACGCACGCCCAGGGACGCGTCATTAAAGCCCCCCGTGGCCTTGAGGTCTTGGTCCGACTGTATAATTGCCGCCGTCATGGCCTGGATCGGGGGCTCCCAGGACTGGCGTTGCGGCGGAGGCGCGAGTTGCCCACTCACGGTTTTGGGCTTATATTCCAGATACGGGTAATTACGGATATTCGCCGTATTCCACTTGTATTCGTGGCCCTCCATCTGTCCTTCTGCGGCAATGAATGGCGCACGCGGAGCTAACGCAATCATCTCGGTCTGTGCAGAGACCCAGTAGTTATACATCCGCTGCGGGTCTTTCGCGTCCCGCACGATGCCACGGTAGTCCTTGACCCCATTGATGTTAATTTCATCGCCCGTGACCGGCACCAGCGGTAAATATTTCCCAGGCCACTCGGCCCCCGATGACAAATCCTCGTTGCCTTCTAGAATTTCCACCGCATTGATGAGCGCCCACCGCACGCGACGGGTGGTGGTCTCGCGTTCAGCCACAATCGTGACGCCCGATGGCAGGTCTTTGGACTCTGTGCCAGACAGCGACGACCGCTTCTCGCGGACGCGGCTCCCGTCCGGCAAAAGCAGTAACACCATCGCCTCACGCACCTCTTCCACGTAGAAATATTCAGCAACCCGGATATTGCCCTCCGGCATCCACTCCTGCTCATCGTTCCCGGTAGACGTGAATCCCGACAATCCGGCGAGCGCGGAATCAGGATAGCGATTCTGATATTCGGTCAGTGGTAAATCCTCCACCACAAAGGCATACCGCGCATCAGACCCGTCCGGTTGCTGACTGTTCGGGTCCATATAGACCGAAAACGGGTTTGCCACCCGCGCAATCTTGATCTCCTGGTCCAGGGAGAAACTATCGTCATCAATGTAGTCGGTGACCACCCGAATATAGCCACGGCCCATCGTGCATTGATGCTCACCTGCGGTGGTATACGCCACATCCGCATCGCTCTTGGTCTCGATATGTCGCACCACCCCCTGAATCACTTCGGCCACCGCCTCATCCGCCACATCACCGGTCGGACTCACCTCAATGGCCGGTCGTGAGATGCGCTGATTATTGGTGACCTGCCTGATAAAGGTTGGCATCCGGTTCACCGTGAGACAGGGACGGTTGTCCTGCTCACGCATCGTCCGGACATTGTTGGGCCACTGCTCGGAGGCCCGAAATTCCAAGTCTTCCAGCATATGCTGGCGCAAGGTGCTTTCGGCGTCCACAATCGTGTGAAACCGGTCTTTCGCCAGTGTTAAGAACGACTCCACCTCGTTCTGTCGTGCCGTTTCAGGGTCTTGCTCATCCTGTGCGGTCGAGGCCACCACCACCTGATAGCCTCCCCCCGTCAAATCCTCATGCGGCATGATCTACCTTCGCCCTTCCACAAATCGTTGGCGCGATTTTGTCCGCAAGATGCGATACGCCTGCTGGTAATCGTTCCTGGTGAAGCCATGCCCGGTCCATTTGTTCCGCGCATTCAGCACAAACTCATCCTCGCCGCCAGCGACAATGGCGTGCAGTAACGCATCATCCAGTTGAATCACCAGCGTCTCGACTGCTGCCTGAAGAAACTGGTCCTTCTCGGTAATCCCCTCGGGGAGATGAATCTTGCCTCCGACCAGCGGTATCGGTGGGTCCATTACTTCGTCTCCTCCACTGGTCGTTCGACATGCTTTCGTATTTTTTTACCAAGCTCGCGCTGTGTGTCTGTATATACGTCTGCCCAGTCATTGGCACGGTCTGGATAGAGCAAGCCACGGATGTAAGCATCCAGCCGACTAAACTCCATCCAGTCCTCGAACGACCGAGTCTCACCCCTGTTGAGGTGGGACCGTTTATCCTCAGCTACTTGTTTTTTGGTGAGGGTGCCACGAAACTCTTCGCGCATCGCCGCAAACTCTGGGTCCACAGCCGGGAGATGGTGCAGCATATCCCCGAGAATGGACTGCGGCACATCCTCGTTGTAATCCGTCAGTGGCTTAAATAGCTCCATCGTGGGGTGTCCAGGGTATGGGTTTCCCATACTGGGCTGATTAGGTGGACCCATCTCTCCTGGAGGATAAAACTCTAAACGCCCCTCCCTGCTTTCCTCGCCGTCTTCTAGCACGGCATATTGATCCCGACTATCCTTCACCTGAAACCCGAACTGACGCATTTGGGGCGCACGCTCATACACGGACTCAAGCAACGCATCGCTCTCCGCCTGTTCCTCATCGGAGAGTAAATAAATATCGTGTTCCCTACGCGGCAACGACCCCATCACTTCTTGCTGCGCCAGCGGCGAGGGACGCGGGAGTTCCATCCCCTGCATCGCGCCAACAGTATTGCGTGGTTGATAGACCATCAGTGCATCCACCCCAAGGACTCAGAGCCCAGTTCACGAAATTTCACTACTTCAGGGCGCTCGGTCACCGGCTCCAGCCGCAACCATTCCACGCCAGACACCACCGCATAACGTGTGGCGTCCATCAAGTGGTCGTTCTGCTTCACCACCCGGCCTTTTGTGTCGCGCCGGTAGAGCCGAAACTCTTCCACCCAGGTCTTGCAACTAGCAAAGACCTTCAACTGCCCCGTGCTGAGGAGACGCCAGACTTCCAGCAACCCGGATTCCACCGCATTGGGGGCCATATCCAGCGTGAGCCCCATATCGACATAATCCTGAATCAACTGGTGCCCGTCTTTCTGGCTGCGTCCGCGTGACGCCGGGTCAATCCGCCCAGGAATCCAGTGACCGCGTGAGCGAATGGCGTCCGCGTGAATCGACGGCTCCGCTTCGCCGCGCTTATGCACATTGTAGATATATCGGACGCCCGTTTCCCGGTCATGCGCCACCCAGATCGCCGCCGTGCAATTCCACCCCACATCCAGGCCATATCCTCGCGCATAGTGGTCTGGAATGGTGAAATCCTCCACCACGACATCACTCTCCGGCACCGGAAAAATGGCCCCGGACCCCAGTTGGGGCACGCCCTTGGTTCTCGCTTCACGCTGATGCGGCGGAATAGACGCAATCAGTTCTGCTTTTTCTTGCACCGAGAGGTGTGGCACGTCATCCCAATCCGCCATCACCACAAACTTGCTCATCCGATCAACTCCTCACGAGCCGCAGTAATCGTTTTCTGATCCAGGTAGATCGGCGTTTCCTCACCGACCCACGCCCCGATCGTATTGACCTCGATATACTCGATCGCCTCATCCATGGACATGCCATCACGCTCGACCAGAATAGACACCATCTTCGACACGTCGTAGACTGCTACATCAGGGCGGCTACACCGTCGCCCCACGCCGAGAAAGGCGTCGTCAAATCCGTCAGCCGTTAACATGACATCCCCTGGTCCCCTGCGTCCCCTGCGTCCCCTGCGTCACCGCCATCCGTCCCGTGCCTGCGCAGACCGGACACCTGGGCGCGTGTGGCACCATCCCGGCCCCCGAACACAGGTCACACTCCACTTGCGGCGGCGGACGCTCGATGCGCAGATGCTGACTCCACAACACCACCGTCATGCCTCACGCCCATCGCTGCCGCCAATCGGCTGATGCGTGAAAAATCTCAAAATAACGTTCGCCACCGCGAGGATCTGCGCGAGTTGTTCCGGCGAGTCCTGCTG